TTCGGGAGCGTTATATTATTCTCCTGCTGGTACAAGCGTAACAACTCTCACAGCAGCAGCTTTTCCTTCATCAGGAGCAAACATAACTGTTGGATCTCAGTTGGGTTACAGAGTAAATGACACAGTAACACTTGCATATCCAGCAGGATCTACAGTTACCAACTGTATTGCAGCAGGGGATCATTTTGTAAAAACTTATGATGCTTCAACTGGTGTTATGACTCTTTCTGCAACAGCAGGAGGAGCAGCCTTAACAGCTTCAGCATCTCCAACTTTTGTTGATGGCACATTTGCAAGCATTACATTTACAGCACCATTAGTTGTTGGATCTGTAAGAGAGTGGAGTTTTGAGATAACCAGAGCAGAAATTGACGTAACAAGTATTGGTCAAACTGTTACTCAAACTGCACCATTTAGAACATTCATCTCAGGTTTTGCTGATGGTAGTGGCTCTGCGAGTGTTTACTCAACAGATGATGACACACTTCTATCCAGTAGAATGGTTGAAGACGTTATCCAACGTCAGCAAGCTGGTGCAAAGGTTAGATTGTATATTGATCGTCAGATGAGTGGTGCTAACGTAGATCAAAATGCAAGTAGATCAATTTTGGCGGATATTATTCTTACTTCTGCGAGTTTCAACGTAAACCCAGATGACGGACAGGTTGTAGAGATAGCCTTTAGACCTAGTGCTGCTCCTACATTTGACTTATCTAAATCAGCTTAATTAAATTAGCATAACTTAACGAACCTCAGTTTATCTGGGGTTTTTTCATGTTTTGCATTAGAATATCAATATATTAATTTTATTTTATGGCAAGCAATTTATCAGCACTGGATCGTTTAAGACAAGCTGCAAATCTCGAACCAAAAAAGAAAGAAGTTGTATTATCTGATGGTTCTATTTTTGAAATGTATGTAAGTCCATTAACAATGGCAGAGAGAGAAAGAGCACAAAGACAGGCTAAAAGTGATGATGCAAATGCTTTTGCTTTGCAATTATTACTTTCTAAAGCACAAGATGAAAATGGTAAGAAACTTTTTAATGCAGGGGAGATTGATGTATTAAAAAATGAAGTAAAAGATAGTGATTTACAAAGTTTGATGCTTGCTGTTATTAATTCAGACGAGGAAGCACCCGACCCAAAGAACTAGCTGACCAACTGAAGAGAGATAATCTCATGATGTTACAGTTTGGTGTGGCAAAAGAATTAGGAAAAAGTCTTGTAGAAGTAAGAAGTATGACTATGGAAGAACTTGTTGGTTGGAGTGCATATTTTTTGATTCTGAATGAACAACAAGAAAAAGAATTGGAAAAAGCAAAAAGAAAGAGATAAGATAGAATAAAGTAACCTTTTAGTATTTAGTTGTGGCAACTAGAGCAGATATTGAAATTGCCGTAAAAGGTATAAAGCAAGTTGAAAATGCAAAAAAGAAAATAAAAGATCTTAATAGAGAAATTAATAAATCAAATAAACAAATTACTAAACAAGCAGAAAAAGATGGTGTAGTTAAAAAAGGTAATAAAACTGCTGTTGGTGCTGCAAGTCAAGTTAGAAGTATAAATACATTAAATAAAAATCTTGCAAAAGCAACTAGGAACTTTAATCGAGTTGCATTAGGTACAGAAGATGCAGCAGAAGCAGCAATTCAACTTAAAAAAGCTCAAGATGACTTAAATAAAGCATACGCTGAGCAAAATAAATTGATGGGTACAAATAATAAATTGAGTGGTAGTGCATTACAAAAACAAACTGATATAGCAAGAGGTAAATTTGCAGGGTCAGGGCCAGGAGTATTTGGCCCACAACCTAGACCATCTTTTGCTCAAAGTATTGGAATTAAAAGAGGGTTTGATTTTCAAAGTGCAGCAATTAGTGGTGCTTTTCCTCTGTTATTTGGTCAAGGGCCACTTGCTTCATTAGCTGGTGGTCTTGGTGGTGGTGTTGGTGGAATGTTTGGTGGTCTTGGTGGTTTTGCAGGAGGTATTGCAGCTACAGCAGCAGTCCAAACAATTCAAAATGCTATAAATTCAGTATCACAATTAGGACAAGCTTTAAGTCCGATAACACCTAATATTGAAGCCTTATCAAAATCTTTGGGATTAGTAGGAACTGAAGAACAAAAAAGACTTCAACTTATAGAAGAAGTTAGAGGAAAACAGGCAGCTTTTAATGCAGCCGTAGATGAAATGCGTAGGGTGATAGGAGATGAAGCTACTGAAAGGTTAAGAGAATTTGGTGAAAGTACAAGATTGATAGGAAATGAATTTTCTATTGCTATGACGAAAATGCAAGCTGCACTAGCTGGGTTATTTGGTGCTGTAGATAGATTTCTTGGACTAACAAGAGGTGCTGAAAAATCTCAAAGGGATAGGGCTATAGCAGCAAGTGATAATCCAGAAATAGTAAAACGCAGAGAAGAAATTGAAAGGTTACAAAATACTACTGGAGGTGGAAGAAGTGGTGCTAAAAGTAGACAAGATAGAATAAGAATTCTTAAAGCGGAATTAGATGAATTAGGAAAGCAAGAAGTTAAGATTAATAAAATTACAACTAGAAGAGAAAATTTAAATTTAATAGAAAGTTCTGTAAGTAAAAAATTACGTCAAGAAAATGAGCTTTTACAGGCAAAATTAGATGGAAATTTTGAAGAAGTAAAATTAGCTCAAGAAGTCAATGAAGAAATTCAAAAAAGATTAGATAAAGGAATGGGTCTAATGGAGATAGATGTAGAGGCAATAAAAAATGCAAAAATTACTAATCGAGAATTAACAAAACAAGTTGATTTAGCAGAACAAGTTAATGATGCTTTTAAATCTCTAAGTGAAACTGTAAATAATGATATTAAAGAAGGTATTAAAGGATTGATAAAAGGAACATCTACACTTGGAGATTTACTTAATAATGTTGCCGATAGATTCTTAGACGTAGCTTTAAATCAAGCATTATTTGGTTCAATACTAGGTTCAAAAGGAGAAAAAGGTGGTGGTATTTTAGGTGCTATTGGTTTATTTGCTAACGGAGGTAGGCCACCAGTAGGAAAACCTTCAATCGTAGGAGAAAGAGGCCCAGAATTATTCGTACCAAGGTCATCTGGAACGATTGTGCCGAATAATAAACTTGGAGGTGGCGGTAGTACGAATGTTGTTGTTAATGTAGACGCATCTGGAACAGATGTTCAAGGTGATGAAGCGGAAGCTAAACAACTTGGAACTCTTATATCTGTTGCAGTTCAAGGAGAACTTCTGAAACAACAAAGACCTGGAGGTTTACTCGCTAATACACGCTAATGGCTACTTTCCCAAGTTATAATCCATCTTATTCTGCTACAAAACGTAGTGAGCCAAGGCTTAGAATTACACAGTTTGGTGATGGCTACCAACAACGTACTTCTTTTGGATTGAACCAAGATCCTAAAGTTTGGAATCTAACTTTTAATGTTGACGATGAAGATGCGGATGAGATTGAAACATTTTTAGAAGAAAGAGGAAAAGATGGAGCATCATTTACTTGGTCGCCTCCTGATGAAACTGCAAGCTATCAATGGATATGTAGAAGTTTTAATAGAGAAATGTTTGAGTTTCAGCGAAATAGAATAACAGCTAGTTTTGAACAAGTATTTGAACCCTAATGGCAGTACCAGTATCAGCAACACAAGAAATAAATCCTGGAGCAATTGTTGAATTGTTTACATTAACGCTTGATTCCACACTTCACGGTGCATCAACAGTTTACAGGTTTCATAATGGAGCAAATTTAAACAGTAATGGCAAAGTTGTTTGGAACGGAAATGAATACGAAAGATTCCCAATACAGTGTGAAGGATTTGAATTTTCAGGAAGAGGAACTTTACCAAGACCCACAATTTCTATAAGTAATATTCTTGGAACAATTACTGCAATTATGCAGAATGTAAACGAAACAACTGTTGGTAATGATTTAAATGGTACTAAATTAGTAAGAATAAGAACTTTAGTACGTTTTTTAGATGCTGTTAATTTTCCAGGTAATACTAATCCACATGGAACACCTGATCCAACTGCAGAGTTTCCTCAAGAAATATATTTTTTAGATAGAAAAATTAGCGAAAACAGAGGAATTGTTCAATGGGAAGCTATATCAGCATTAGACTTAGTTAATGTAAAACTGCCTAAAAGAATTGCTACTAGAAGTATTTTTCCTGGCATTGGTACTTTCGTTGGATGACTTGGAAGGATATTGCACTTAAACACGCAGAAAAGGATGCACCAAATGAAGCGTGTGGCTTATTAGCTGTTTATAAAGGTAAAGAAAGGTATTTTCCCTGTAAAAATCTTGCTGAAGATTTAAACGAACAGTTTATTATTGATCCTGATGATTGGGTAAAAGCTGAAGATATTGCAGAAATTGTAGGTGTTTTTCATAGTCATCCAAATCATCCTCCTACACCTAGTCAAGCTGATCTTGCTAGTTGTGAGTATTTGGATTTACCTTTTTATATTGTCACTCCTGAAACAAAAGAATGGTATTATTTTGAACCGTCTGGATATAAAAAAGGATTAATTGGCAGACAATGGGTATGGGATATTCAAGATTGTTGGACTTTGATTACTGATTGGTATAAAGAAAAGAAAAATATAACAATAAAACATTGGAAACGACCTAAAAGTCCACAAGAATTTAGTAAATCTCCACTATTTGAATATGCTCTACCTAAATTGGGTTTTACAAAAATAGATGATAATGTTGAAACAGAAGTTGGAGATGTTTTTATTATGGATACAGGATTAGGAACTTTAGATCATGCTGCTGTTTATATAGGAGATCAAACTATTCTTCATCATTGTGTGAAAAGACTTAGTTGTAGAGAAACTTATGATCAAAAATGGATAGAATACACAAAGAAGAGGTATCGTTATGCTCAGTAAAATTAAAGTTTACGGAAGATTAGCTCGATTCCTTGGAGAGCGTACTTTTGAAGCAGAAGTTAAAACACCGATTGATACTTTTAAATTTTTACTAGCAAATTTTCCTAGTTTAGAACGACACATGATTGAACAAAATTATTGTGTAAAAGTGGGAAAAGATGAGATAGATGAGACAGAATTATTCAATCCGATAGGTCAGCAGCAGATAAGAATAGTACCAGTAGTTAAAGGCTCTAAAGGTTTTACAAGAATATTAGCAGGGGCGGCTTTAATTACGTTTGCAGGAATATCAGGTGGTGCAAGTTTAGCTGGTTTAGGATTTAAAGCTACTGTTGCAACAGGAGCAACTTCAGCGACTTTAGGAGCAGCTTTGACAGCAGCAGCAGGAAACTTAGGTATCTATTTAGCATTATCAGGAGCAGCACAAATGTTGACTCCTGTGCCTACACCTCCTGGAGTTTCAGAAGATCCATCACAAAATTTTTCGTTTAGTGGGATACAAAATACATCAAGGGCTGGAACAGCTATACCTATAATTTACGGAGAAATATTTTCTGGATCGCTGGTAGTGTCAGCAGGAATTGATACAGTACAAATAAGAGGTACAGCATAAATGGGAATTGTTAATCGTTCTGAAGATGATGTAGTAGTAGATTCCTCGTTACCCTCTGATGCCCTATCGAGTAAACAATTTGCAACTATTGTTGACGTTCTTAGTGAAGGAGAAATTGAGGGTTTTCCTTCAGCAGCAGCATTTACAAAAGGAACTGCAAACTACAATAAAGCAGCATTGAAAGATGTTTACCTAGGTAAAACACCTGTTCTTCGAGCTAGTGCTGATCCTACTAATACTCAGCCTACAGATTTTAATTTTCAGGATGTTGAATTTGAACCTAGATTTGGAACAAGTAATCAAACTTTTATACCTGGAATTACAAACATTGAGACAGAAACTAATGTCAATGTAGTGGTAGAAGCTGATACTCCTGTATCAAGACAAATAACAAATTCAAGTGTAAATGCTTTAAGAGTGACTGTTAGATTTAATTCTTTACAGAAATTTGAAAGTAATGGGGATGTTAATGGTGCTGAAGTTGGACTTACAATTCAGATAATTCAAAATAATGGAACTACAACGACTCCAATAAGTGACACGGTTAGAGGCAGAACTTCATCTACTTATAACAGAGATTATCGGATAAATTTAGGAACTGGTTTGAACTTTCCTATTACCGTAAGGGTAAATCGAACCACTGCGGATTCTGATGACCCTACTAAATTAAGAAATGAGTTTTCTTTTCAATCATTTACTGAAATTATAGATGAGCAAAGACCTTATCCTGATATTGCTCATGTAGCACTAAGGTTTGACTCTGAACAATTTTCTTCTGTGCCAGGAAGAATGTTCAAGGTTCGTGGAGTAAAAATAAAAATTCCTCATAATGGAACTGTAGAAGCATCAACTGGTCGTATTACATATTCAGGAACTTTTAATGGAACGCTTACTACAACTACGCATTGGTGTTCTGATCCAGCTTGGATTTTATTTGATTTATTAACAAACACTAGATATGGACTTGGAGATCATATTACTGAAGCTCAATTAGATAAATTTGCATTTTATAGTGCCTCTGTTTATTGTTCTACGTTGGTTGATGATGGATTAGGTGGGCAAGAACCTAGATTTAGTTGCAATACAATCCTTCAATCAAGACAAGATGCTTATGAAGTAGTTAATTCACTAACTTCTGTAATGAGAGCAATAAGTTTTTGGAGTGCAGGATCTCTTACCATTTCGCAAGATAGACCTACAGATGCTAGTTATTTATTTAATCTTGCAAATGTAACTGAAGAAGGATTTAGTTATTCAGGAACAAGTTTGAAAACAAGATCTACTGCGGTATCTGTTTCGTATTTTGATATGGATAATCAAACACAAGATTTTGAAACCGTTGAAGATACAGCAGCACAGGCAAAATATGGTGTAATTCACAAAAAAATTACAGGTTTTGGTTGTACATCTAGAGGACAGGCTGCACGATTAGGTAAGTTTATTTTATTTGAAGAACAAAATTCTACGGAGACAATTAATTTTGTTTCTGGATTATCAGAAGGAATCATTGTAAGACCTGGACAAGTTATAGAAGTAAACGATCCAGTAAGAGCAGGGTTGAGAAGAGGGGGCAGAATAAAATCGGCAACTACTACTGCGATAACTGTAGATGATACGGAAAATACAGATTTAGATGCAACAAACAATCCGACACTAAGCGTCATTTTATCTGATGGATCTGTAGAAACTAAAAATATAAGCAGTATTTCTGGAGCAGTGATAACTGTTTCATCTGCATTTTCTTCTGTTCCTAATTCAAACAGCGTTTGGATTTTGCAAAATACAACCTTACAAACTACACAGTGGAGAGTTGTAAGTGTAACTGAAGATAAGGATAATTATGCGATAGTTGCAACCTCATATCATTCAGGCAAGTATTCACATATTGAAGATGGATTAGTTTTACCTGAAAGAAATACAACCATATTAAATGCTTTAAAAGCTTCACCCGAAAACTTGACTGCTGTTGAACAGTTTTATGTAGAGAATCAAGAGGCTAAAGTTAAAATTATCACAAACTGGGATGCTGTCCCTGGAGTAAGTCAATATAAAATTCAATATAGAAGAAATAATGAAAACTATAAAACAACTACAGTAAGTAGAACTGATTTTGAGGTGTTAGATACGACTGAAGGTGATTATGAATTTAGAGTGTTCAGTTTAAATGCTGCACTAGAAACTTCACCTACTCCTTCAGTTAGAGAGATTGCTGCTGTAGGAAAAACAGCTATTCCATTAGATCCCACTGGTATCACAGTAGAACCAGTATCAGATCAATTTGTAAGACTTAGATTTAATCAATCAACAGATATTGATGTGATACATGGCGGAAACGTGGTTGTTAGACATACCCCAGAAACAGGAATCACTGGTACGTTTGCAAACTCTACAGACATTATTCCTGCTCTTGCTGGTAATATTTCCGAAACTTTGGTCCCTGCATTAACGGGAAAATATTCTATAAAATTCCGAGATGATGGAGGAAGGCTTTCGCAAAATGCTGCACAAATTATTGTTACGCAACCTGATCCTCAACCAAATCAAGTAATTTTCACAGAAAGAGAGGATACAGACGTACCTCCATTCCAAGGCGAAAAAGTAAATACTTTTTATGATTCAACTTTTGATGGTTTGCTTTTGCAGGGAACTACTTTATTTGATGATATTCCTGATTTTGATGTTGAACCTAGTGTAGATTTTTCAGGAGATATTGCATCAAGTGGTTCTTATGAATTTAAAGACAAGATTGATTTAGGAGCGGTTTTCAACTTAACTTTAAAAAGAAGATTTATTACTTCTGGAATATACATAAATGATTTATTTGATTCAAGAGCAGGATTAATTGATACATGGACTGATTTTGATGGAATTTCAGCCGATGCTGTCAATGCAAAATTACTTGTAGCTACAACAGACAGCGATCCAGCCACTTCGACATCTGGAACTTATACTCAATCTGGGACAACAATAACAATAACAAAATCTAGTCATGGACTGACTTTAGGTCAATTTGTAGTAGTTGATTTTACTTCTGGTACAGGAATAGACGAAAACTATGAAATTAAAAGCGTACCAAATGCTAATTCATTTACTTTAACTGGAACAACTAGCCAAACGACAAGTGGTAACTGTACTTTTGGAGCAGGATTTACTCAATTTAATACTTTTGCTAATGGAGAATACACAGGTAGAGGATTTAAATTCAGAACAGAATTAACATCTGATGATGTTGCTCAAAACATAAATGTATCTGAACTTGGATACGAAGGAAGTATCAAAAGAAGAACTGAGACAGTTAATACATCTATTGCTAGTGGTACATCTGCAAAGACAGTAACATTTCAAAATCCTTTCTTTACAGGAACTACCGCTTTAAATAGTTCCACTACTGCTTTTTTACCAACGGTAGGAATAACTCTTGAAGGTGCTGTATCAGGTGATTATTTTAAAATTACTTCTATCACTGGCACACAGTTTGTTATTGAGGTAAGAGATATAAATAATAATTTTAAAAATCTCAATTTTAAATATACTGCTATTGGGTTTGGTAAAGGAGGGTAAATATGTTTATATTAAAGTTATCAGCTATCCTATACTTATACAAAAAGGACTAAGTAATGGCAACACATGATTATGTTATAGCGAATGGAACAGGTGCTGCTGTTCGTACTGATTTAAATAATGCTCTTGCTGCAATCGTAAGTAATAATTCAAGTTCCTCTGCTCCAGCTACAACATATGCTTATCAATGGTGGGCCGATACTTCTAACAATATTTTAAAAATAAGAAACTCAGCAAACAACGCATGGGTAGAACTTCTACAACTTGATGGTACGTTAACCCTTGAAGATGGCTCAAATTCCGCTCCAGCACTAGCATTTCGTGACGATTTAGACACAGGAATTTACAGTTCTGCCGCTAATACTTTTAATGTCGCAACTGGCGGTGTTGAAAGGTTAAATTTAGGAACGACCACAATATTTAATCAAGATGGTGCTGATGTAGATTTTAGAATTGAAGGTGACACCAATACACATTTATTTTTTCTTGACGCTGGCAATGATCGGGTTGGAATTGATAATGCTAGTCCAGCTACAAAGTTAGATGTTAATGGTGATGTAACTATTACAGATAAAATAATTCATTCAGGAGATACTAATACTTTTATTAGATTCCCTGCTGCTGATACTATTGCAGCAGAAACTAATGGTAGTGAACGATTAAGATTAGATTCAGATGGCAGAATATTATTTGGAGCTACATCTGGTAACAGTGCAAGTGCTAGGGCAATTTTTAGAGGATTTGCTGGTGATGGTGGTGCTGGACAAGGTTTAATTCATTTAGAAGTAAATAAAACTACAACCAACTGCGGTGCTGGTGAAACTTTAGGTAGTATCAGATTTGCAAGTAATGAGGGTCATATTGGGGCACAAATCTCTGCTTCTGCTGAAACTGCTTGGAGTGGTTCAGGGGATTTGCCTACTTTCATAAGATTTAATACTTGTCCTGACGGTTCAAATACTATGGTAGAACGGCTACGTATTACATCTGAAGGAAATGTGGGAGTGGGTCAAACTGTTCCACAAGCTTTTAATCATGGCTCAAGTGGAATTACAACAACAAAATTTGAAGTGCAAGCTTCAACCGCATCCGCTTCAGCATTTGAAACGGCTACTTTTAGAGCAGGAAATGATGCTAATGGTGCTGCTGCTAGGTTACGAATTGTGCATGATAATGATAGAGGTCTAGTTATAGCAGGTGGAAGATCTAGTAATGCTGCCTTTGGTTCTTTCTCTATGACCGATCAGAATGGGGGTATCATTAGTTCTGTTCATATAAATAATGATGGTACTTGGTTTTGGAATAAAACAGCACAATCAAGTGCAACTCCAGGTGTAGAGCTATATAAAGACGGACCTAACTTTATGACTAGAGCCGCTAACGGTGGTACTGTCTTAGGTCTTAACGACTCTACTGGTACTAATGGCGATATAATGCGTTTTTATTATCAAGATGTTCATAGAGGTAGTTTGAATTTTAATGGATCGAATTTTGCAGCTGTAAATGCTTCTGATTATAGGTTAAAAGAAAATGACACTCCAATATCTGATGGAATTACCAGAGTTAAGCAATTAAGACCAATTAGATTTAATTGGAA